AAGCTAAGTCGGCTACCTGGAACCTCTGACGCCTCACCGTGGTGGTCTGAGCGGATTTTCTCCGCTGCTTTCCATTTCGGAAGGGCATTACAGTAGGTTCTGTACAGCGAGTACAAAACATGACGCGTCGTCGTCAAAGGAGAGCTGAACATCTTTGTAAAGAAGTCAAAACCCTCGGCACCTATCGATGACCCCGGGCCGGTCCTCCCACGATCCAAAAGATCGTAAGGATGACCAACCAAGGGCATACCGTTTCGGTGCCAGAATGCGTCTAGGGAGCGTTTAAACTCACCGTAGAGCAGTTCATCTAAGGACGATTTCGGATTGAACGACCATTCTCCTGCGCGTTGGTTCACGCATTTGAACTTACGCAAAGCAGCGGCATCCGCGTCTGGCGAGGCCTCCTCTCTGAACTTCGAGAGTATGGACTCGTGCAGAGCATTTGCAGCGAACTGTCGCATCGTGCAATCCGGTCCGACCGTCGAGCCCAAGGGTCCGACGGAATTATGGAGATCATGTTCCAGGTGTAGTAAAAGAGCATCAGGCCTAACAGCCATGGCGTTCTCCTATCTCGTGTCGTGTTTCTAAAGCGACCGAACCTCAACCCGCAATATTCATCACGGTAGTCAACATTAGCTCGCCTGCGCAATGCAGGGATGCAGCTAATGCCAATATGATGAGGCTCAGCATTACCACGATCCTCGTCGACATGTGGATTTCACTCCACAACGCCGGTGATTACCGCATCGGCAATGCTGTCGGACTGGTCCCAGACCAGACCGAACAGTGCGCTGAGAATAGCTCTGACGTTTTCGGCGTCAGCGGTGTCCACGCCAGCCGGTACCTTGATTTCCAAAGTAACCGGAAGAACGCGGCTCGCTTGGCCGTCGAGGGGGGTGACGCCCTTGCGGGCGATCACCTTCCACACGTTCATAGCAATATTCGACACAACACCGGTCACGGGGTTCGGTACGCCGAGAGTTTTGTAAACCTTCGGTTTAACGAACGTAAGCGTGAACGGTCGTGACACGGAGCTGACGTCAACAGAAGCCGGCTGCGTTCCGCCTAGGGCGGTTACCGCATGCTGGATCATGTTGGTATCAGGACCAATGTCCGAGGACAGGGTGAACGTCGGAGACGTGAAGCCAGTCATCGTTGCCCCGGGAAGGGGACTTGTCGGGCTATAACCCATGGTATCTACCTCAAATTGTAGAAGTAATGCTGCTGGGGATATGGCTAATCATCCAACAACCAGAGACTCGCCTTGGAGAGCGAGCACGTAGGACAATAGCTGGAGGAACCAAAGAGTGCCCTCCGGATGGCATTAACACGTGGGTACTGATGCGGCAAACAATCCCTGGGAAAGTGAACACCGACTAGCTCGCCATTAGAAATGACGCAGCAGACAGAAATCTCTTTCCCATATGAATTGCGTACCGGTACTATACATGTGTAAATGTTCATCTAGAGAGTCCCCTTGAATTTCCAGCCATTGCGGATTGCGTCACTGGAGGCACGTAACGCCCACATGTTCACCCAGTGCATTGGATTGGTCGGAATTTTCCAAGCCAATCCAGGCACCAGGGAGCCATTGTAGGAGTCACGCTCCACCTCCTTGGTGAGCATTGTTGCCCGATAGGGCACCCATTTGTGTGCTCTCGGTAAGCTCGCCCACTTCGAGATAACAGCTAGATTTGGCCGCGATGTTATCTGTGTTTCGATTTCTCGAATCACAGTGCGGTTAGTCCAGTTGATACCAGCGTTGCAGTACGAGGCAGCGGTGACTATCTCACCAAGGTTGGTGAAATAATCGACTAAGAAACTCCACGGCAACAACTCGTAGATCGTCGGTACTACTTCCCAGGGGGTTAAACCCCAGATTTCGTACTGACGATCTTTGAAAGTTGATGCGGCAGACACTTGACCACGGTATTTAACCGTCACACGCTCTGTGGTCTTGACAGGGACGTCAACCCTTGCCATGCCATAGTAGCATGTGTGAGTGAAGTTCTCAACGACGTGTTCCTCCGCCGCTTTTGTCCAAACGTTGTCCCAAGGATGCAAATCCTTGAGGCGTTCGACCAAACCTTCGTGTGCGTCCTCTATATCACTGATAAGAGTACGCCAACCAAAGGAGAACTCAAGCCAAGTACCAGCAACCATCTCTCGTGCGGATTTTACATTGTTGATACCTTTCTGCCGTTTCTTGACGGTTTTAAGGTACTTCTCAATGCCGCCACGCAGAGCGGAGACCGGGTTTCTCAGCATACGCAGAGTTTCACGGATCTCGCCGACAAACACACCGGATTGAAACTTGGTGAGTTTGTCTTGAACGCGACCCATGTACTCCCCGAGGGCTAAGGAATCTGCCTTCGTTTCGAGTCCTGTATCAGGATCCAAGTAATCCCGGAACGGGCGATGTACAAAATGCCCGGTCACGCGACCCTGGGTGCGGCCTACATAAAGCGAATCCCACTCGGTAGTGAGATCGCCAAGGCTATGCACCGTCATCCTCTGTCGTCTTCCCTTCAGATACGTAGTCGCATCTTTTCCATTCTTTATGAGCCAGAACCAGTTGAACTTGTTCGGGCCATGCTGAATGAAATCGCGTGCATGCGTATCCGAGGTAATGACCTGGGATATAGATGGGTTACTCCCGTCTTTATCCACTTGCCAGACCTTAAGGGTCTGGCGATGTAGGATGGGATCGTACTGGATTATTTTCTCCATAATCAGGTTTCTCGAAATTAAACAAATGGTAGGTAGGGTTTCCCCTGCACTACCGCATACGCACGACGGGA